GCATTATGTTGCTGTGTGTTGGCTTGGTGGCTCAAAACCTGCCGACCAACCTTCTGCTGAAGCTCGTGCAGCCATTTCTTGGCTCTACGAACAAGTAGGTGGAGAACTAAGACCTCACTCTTCGTTTAAACAAACTGATTGTCCAGGTGATGCTTGGCGACAATGGATTATAGAGAAAAAAACAGCAACTATAGATGAACTAAAGAAATCTACAAACATAACAGCAGAAGATTTGTCAAATGCAACAGGTCCAGAGATGCTACATCCACAGTTTATTCAGAAGAAATTAGACACAATTATTGCTAAACTAGAGAATATAGAAAATAAATTAAAGTTAGGAAGAATGATATAATGAGCGAAGAATACAAAGATTTATTAGAGCGTTGCTTGTGGACATTTGTAGAAACATTTGCTTCAACACTTGTCATTACACCTGCACTTGGAGTAGATATAAGCACACTTGAAGTTGCTGCTTTATCAGGTGGTGCTGCTGTATTGTCAGTATTGAAAACATTTGCTAAAAGAAAAGTATCTACACCAACAAAAAAAGTTTCTAAATAATTAGAAAAAAAACAGGGCTAAAGGAGGTAGTATGCCTAATATACCAGAAGAATGGGGTAATAACTTTTATAAGTCAGGGTGGCAACCAGGACTAGAAGTTAATGAACAAACAGGGTTAGGAGAAATAACTCATGTTGGAACAGACCCAGATTATAGAAACAAATTAGATTCTATATTATTAGAATGGGGATTTGACCCTAAACATTATGAAATAGAAGGTTCAGTTCGTGCATCCAGTTGGAATGTACAGCTTAAAGGTGGTAGAACAGAAACCTTTTATGCGTTTAAAGGTATCGTAAAGAAGAAAAGACCTGGACATGACAAGTATTTCCAGGAATTATTTAAACAAGCAAAGAGAAAACCACCTGTTACTAAAAAATTTAATGCAGGTGATACAGCGTTCATGTGGTTTATGAGTGATTGGCAGCTTGGAAAAAAAGATTATGGAGTTGAGAACACTATTGCTAGATACGACAGAGCGTTACAAGATGGTGTGAATCAGATAAAAGACTTGCGTAAGCTAGGTGTAAAGATAGATGAGATATATATGGTGGGATTAGGCGACCTCACAGAAAACTGTACACCACATTTTTACGAAAGCCAACCACACAATGTTTCTCTCACACTAATTGAGCAATACGCATTAGCTAGGTCTATGATTATGAAAACCATAGATACATTCTTACCTCATGCACCTAAATTGATACTGGCAGGTGTGCCTGGTAATCATGGTGAGATGTCAAGGACCAGTAAAGGACAAGTATCTACAAATAGATTAGATAACTCTGACACTATGCACTTGCAAATATGTGAAGAGATTATGAAGGCAAATCCAGAACGATATGGCAAGGTAGAAGTAAACATTCCTTCTGGATTCCATCAGACATTAATAATAAAAGGTAAGAAAGTTAGCTTTACTCATGGACACATGACTGGTGGTTCTGGTAATCCAGAAAATAAAATAGAAAACTGGTGGAAGGGTCAGATGTATGGTTTCTTGCCACCTGGAGATGCAGAGATATTAGTTACTGCTCACTATCATCATTTAAGAATGAAACAACAAGGAGATAGAACTTGGTTTCAAGCACCTTCAATAGATAAGAGTATTGACTTTACTGAGAGGACTGGATTATGGAGTCATCCTGGGGTATTAACATTTACAATTAGTGATAAAGGTTGGTCAAACTATCAACCACTTTAGGTAAAAGGAATCTCTTTGTAGGCTTTTTTATTACCTTTAAAGTCTAACTCTGGATAATACTTTATTGGATATTCTGGATTCTTCCAGATATCAGCTAGTAAATTAGCAGAGTACCATTTAGGGTCAGCATTTGCATTACTAAAATACATAATGCCAACCTTAACCTCCTTGTATCTGCTTCCCTTCCAGTTCATCTCTTGTAATTTGTAATAATCTGATGCTTTAAGTTTGTTCGTGCCTTTTACTTCAACAAAAGATATGTGTCCTTTTTGTACAACAATATAATCTGGTAGCAATAGTATCTCTGTTGCATACCAAAACAAATCTAGCTTATTAACTTTAGGGTCAGTGCCTATACGAAGATAGTCTTTGTATTCAACTAACTCTATTTTTTTTAAGTAGTTTTGCATACCAATGTCTGCCATATCATCTCCACTATTTCTTGATTCATAGCTGTCTAAGTATGTATTACTCATTCCTCTTCTCCGAACATTTCTATCCAACACTTAGGATGTGTGCCTGTAATCATTTGTTCTCTGTAATCTTTGTCTAATGACTTAACTGCATCTTGTATGTGCATACCTTGATGAAGATAAAACATTTCCTGTGTGAATATTTCTACAGTTCCTGTTTGTTTACAATGAAAACACTCTTTTGTTTCAACAACATACTTATCTCCATTCTCAAAGTCATATATTTTATCTAATACTTTAAAAGGGTAGCTCATCTTGATTACCTCCTTTTTCTGATGGTTTTACAAGTGCATGGCATGTCATCCATTCCCACTTGTAAATATTATCTTTATCTGTTTGTTTATATCTTTGTCCACAAAATGTATTGCCTTCTGTATCGGTATACATTTGTCTATCTGCACTACAAAATGCTCTTGCTTTACATGTTGTATCAGGTGGTGCAGGTATATCAAAGTTGTATTCAGGGTATCTCTCTTTAAGTTTTGCTTTTAATTTCTCAACATTAATTGAGATACCCTGTTCTTCTAAAGCCATTCTGATGGACAATCTGTATCTCCCCATGCAGTCCAACCACAACCATTATTGTTTTGATATGTGCTACAACTCCATGATGGTATCTTTGCAAAGCGTTCATCACTAGCTTTTTTCTCTCTGTTGTCTTCTATCCAGTCAGTTTCTCCACATTCTGGACATGCTCTAACAACCTTTTCTTCTATCTCGCCAAAGACTTCTTCTATAATATCTTTGTCTTCGTTAGAGTCATCAGTAACTTTTTTATACATATCTTCTGCTCTTGTCATAAATGTATCTATGTTACTTTTGGTCCACATCTCTACATCAGGACTAGCAACTCCATTATCTACCAACTCTCCATAAGCATTACTCTTAATTGTTTTGCGTAATGATTCGTTAGGTATCATAGCTGTAAGCAATGTGTTGAGTTGATTACCAATCTTACCAGTAGAACTCTTTGGCTCTGAAACCATTTCATCTATTACTTTATTCATAGCTTCTTCTTGTTCTTTAGTAGGTTCAACTACTGGTTTCTTTTCTACCTGGACCTTACTCATCTCTTCTCTGCTTGGTCTAGGTTTGTTTGCACCTTGATACATCCAGTTACTTAAACTTCTGCCTAGCGAACTTGTTTCGCAGTTCTCCATCCAAGCATCAGCATTAGCAAATCCACCTTGTCCTTTGGTTTCCTGTGCAATACCAGTTGCAACTGGATGCGTGTCATTCATATCTTTATAGATAGCAGACTTTATTGTTACACAAGTTCCATCATCAGTTATGTGTACAACTTCTGTTTCAACTCTTCCATTTGGATAATCTGTCCAGAATTTTTTAAGTCTTTCTTCTACTGTTTCATAATTTTCTAAATTAAATTTAGCCATTATTCTTCCTCCTCTAATGATTCAATTATCTTATAGACACGCTGTCTAGTCATCTTTAAAGTGTCTGCAATTTGTATTGCACTAGCACCATTATCAAAAGATATTTTGACTAGATTAGCTCTTTGTTTCATTAATATATCTAATGTGTTCTGTCTTTGATTAATTATATACTGCATGTCTGACAATCTTTTAAGCAACTTCTTATTGTCTAACTGTTCCAGTTCTTTTTGTTCAAATTCAACCCCATTGAGAAACTTCTTCCCATCTATTATTTGATATACTGTCATTCTTCCTCCTCTTTTTCTATCTTTGACAACTTAATCTGCTCATCATAATCTTTAGCAAATATGTTTAACAAAGCATTTACTTTTTCTCCATTTACATTTGTTAGAACTGGAGTCTTCTCTACTCTCTGTCCTCCCAAATTGTTTGCTAACTGGATAGCCCATGACTTTAGTAATTTAGGTTCACTAAAGATGTTCTTATCCCCTGTGCTTTTTGCACTCACTTTTCCTCCTTCTTGTCTTACTTATTTATTAGGTTGTTTCTAGTTCAACTAACTTGACTATAAACATACCTCCTAAATCTTTGAGTTCTCTAACCTTACATAACGCATCATGTTTAGTTTGATACTCCCATGTCATTGTTCCACCATAAACGCTGACACTTCTTACTTGGTAAATCATAGCTCTCCTATGTCATCTACTATTTAATTATAGCTCATCTTTTTCTATCTTGTAAACTTTTGTTTAATTTTATAGAGGTGTTAGGTAGTGTTCAACTAAGCCAAAGGGTAGCTTGTTCGTAGTTCTCTTACGATTCTATTCTACCTAACGATAATCCTCTAAATTGAATCTCCATTAAAGTAGTCTGATACCTGGAATCTCTTTAAGCATATCTCACAATACACTACATCTTCATCTCTATCTCCATTGATATAAGCGTTAGGCATTTCAAGTATATCGCTAAAGGTATGACTGCAATTACCAGGCATTATTCTTCTTCCCTTACTTCTGATATTGCTAACACGCTCATGTTTAATGACTTGTGTATCATGTCTATCTTCTTTTGTGTATGTTCTATAGCTTTATCTTCTGATTCAGCAGTAACATAATTAGTTCCTGATATAAGTACCCTATACTTTTTCATTATGGTTTTTCTCCTGTCATTTGTTCGTAACAAATATCATCTAAACATTCATGTTGTTTATGTTTAATACAATATTCATTTGTTTCTTCTACATTAAATTTATAATTACCTGCGTACTTTATACCTGCACCTGCTTTGTAATTTAAATTTTCTGCAATAGTCATGGCTTCATTTTCATTATCAGCAACAACTATCTCCTCTGCTAAATCAATCTCCTGGTATATAACTACTTTATAAACTTCACTCATTATTCTTCCTCCTCAAATAAGTTTCTACTACCACAATCGTTGCAGGTTGTACTGTCATCAACACTATCTACTATCTCATGAGTATTAATGTTCTGTCTAACCTCCTCAACAATCTCATCACTTCCACAATCTTCACATCTCCAATTCATTATTCCTCCTCTTACTTTTCTATTCTTAAATGTTTTATATCACTTGGAATACTGCTATCGTTTAAGTTCCAGTACTGAATACAAAAACAATTTACACAACCTAGCTCTTGGTCCAGTTCTTCCATGCATGTCTTACATATATCTTTTATTATTACATTAGGCATCTATTTCCTCCTCTACTTTTATTACTACTGTATAGAACTGTTCAACTGTCCAATGTTCTTCTAAGTCTTGAATAGTTGTAGCTAAATTATCTTCCCATTCTTCCTTTTCAAATCTACCACTATTCTCAACCCACTCATTATGACTACTAATTACTTCGGTTTCTGTGCCTACGCAATACTCTCCATCTTCGTAGCTTAAACGATATAGTTTAATTTCCATTATTCCTCCTCCAATACTCCAGTTACTCTTGCTAGTAACAATTCATCTTCTAATATATCTTTTTTTAATTCATCAAATATATCCATTATTCTTCCTCCTCTTGTGTTTCGTTCATAAATTTTCCATACCTAAGAAAATATTTCATATCTTCCATTATGTGTTGTACAGTTTCTAATCTTCTGATGACATTAATACTGTCATCTTGTCCACCAGTACTCCAGGAAACATTCCATTCGCCTGAACCACTAAACTCGCTTAGTCTTTTATCTCTGCTTAGTGTAAAGTTGTCAGTACCCCACCAACCTTTAGCAGTATAACTGACTTTTACATGGCTATTAGTTTCATAGTATGTTCTTTGAATATCTTGTTTCGTTATATAGATATCCATAGTTTCTCTTTTATCAGTCTTTAAATCAACTGTTTCAAATATATCTTCCATTATTCTTCTCCTTTGTTTAGTTTCTGTCATTTTTTAAACAACCTCCACTTCTTTTATTGCTTGTTCTAGTTCTTGATATTTAGATTGTATTTCATTGTACATAGTTACCCATGCACCATGTAATAAATCTTTTCTTAGACTAGCTAACTTATCTGCATTGAAGTTATTCTTCTCAGCTACTAAGATTGCTGTCTTTATCTCTTTAATTGTTTCTTCCATTGTTATTTATCTCCTTTCTTTAATAATCTAATGTTGGTAATACATCAATAATTTTGTTTCTTGTTTCTGCTACTTTCTCTGTAGCAAGATTTCCTAATTTATAAGTGCTATAAAATCCTAAATCAAAAAGACTTTCCTCAACCTCTTGT